CCTCGGTCCAACCGGCACAGGCGAGAATCAAGGCCACTGGGGTTCAGTCACCCGTGCCAGCAAACAAGACCGGCAGCGGTACAAGCTGCCTGCCGATAGCTACATCGTTTTGAAGGGCAGAGGCCACGAAACGTGGGACAAAGCCGAAGAAGGTGAGAAGGCGCGAGGCGCTACGATTATCAAGATGGGCGACCGTTACTTCTCCGTCCCTGAGAAGTGGGCCAATGACAAACGCATGTGGGACGAAGAAGCTGCTAAACGCAAGGAGAAAAAATAATGGCCGGCATCAATCCCTACGACCTGAATCCGAACCAGATGTCGAACCAAATGATGAGCGGTATGACATCGCCGCAGAACGTCATGCCGGTCAGCAACAACCCGCAGAACGCGCAGCTCACTTCGTCCTATTCGACTTTGCAAAACCAGCAAGCGATTCAGAATCAGCAGGCTACCGGCACTGGCTCCCCGCAGATGGGCGGCAACGCTACGTCTGGCATCATTGCCAATCAAATGCGATCGCGTGCAGCGCCTGTTGCGCCAGCCGTTCAACCGCAATCAGGTATGCAACTGCAACCGCAAAAAGGAATTCAACCCGGTCAGGCGTCAGCCAATGCCTCGCCCAAGATGACGGTTTATTAAGGACTCACGATGGAACTACAGCCACAGCAAATCGACGTAGAGATCGAAGAGATCGATCCCGAAGTCGCACGCGAGAAAAAAGAAGAACGCCTGCAAGCCTTTGGCCGCACCCTGTCCAAGCAGCGCGATGAATGGGTTCGTGATCGCTACAGCTATGGCGTGGACAAGCGTTGGATTGAGGACGAAGACCAGTACAACAACAAGGACAACATCGCCAAAGCAGCGAGTCAGATGATGACCTCTGTCGAGCAGGGCTATCCAGTGACGACGCAGATGGCCAAGCCCCATCGCTCGACCGTTTTCATCGGCATGACACGTCAGAAGACCAACGCAGCAGAGGCGCGAGTCGCCGACATCCTTCTGCCGACTGACGAGAGGAACTGGGGCATCACGCCAACGCCAAACCCTTACCTCATGAACATGCTGAAGGATGAGCGGCCAGCGACAGACGGCGGACCCATGGGCCAGCAAATGGGCCAGCAGCAGGGTTTGCCAGCACCGCAAGGCGGCATGGCACCGCCACCGCAGGCCGGCATGGCACCACCACAGCCCACCATGGCACCGCCGGGTATTCCGGCACCACCACAGCCGGGCATGGCTCCTGAAGCGCCTACGGGCCTTGCAGCTATGGCTATGGGCCCACAGGGTCCGCAGCAGATCACCGACCAAGGCGGTCAGCCGATGCGCATGAAAGACATCGCGCGCGAAGTGATGAACCTCGCCAAGAAGAAAGCCGAAGCGATGCAGCGCGAGATCGAAGACCAGTTGACCGAGTGCGACTACAACGGCGAACTGCGCAAGATGCTTCACGACGCAGCCGTGTTCGGCACAGGCGTCATCCGTGGCCCGATCGTCACCAACCGCACACGCAAGGCGTGGCAGCCCTACACCGATGCACAAGGGCAGCAGGTTCACCAGATCGAGATCGTCGAGGAGCTAGCCCCTGCTTCGTTCCGTGTCGATCCGCACAACGTGTGGCCGGACCCGGCATGCGGCGAGAACATCCACCACGGCAAGGGCATCTACGAGCGTGAGCAGATCACCGCAAAGCAGATTCGTGAACTGGCCAAGCAGCCGGGCTTCATGAAGTCGCAATTGCGCAAGGTTCTGGAGGAAGGACCGAAGCGGTCACACACCATGGAAGAGCTGCGCGATGACGACCAGCGCGATGTGGCGCGTGACCTGTACGAGATGTGGACCTACTGGGGTGAGGTCGAGCATGATGACCTCGACGCCGCAGGTGTCGATGCAGGTGACAAGGATGAGCTGAAGAGCGTCAGTGCCTGCGTAATCATCATCAACAGCACCGTCGTCAAGGCGTTCCTGAACCCACTGGAAGGCGGCGACTTGCCGTATGACTTTTACGTCTGGGAGAAGGTCGCCAACAGCGTCTGGGGCTACGGTATCCCTTACCTGATGCGCTCACAGCAGAAGGTCCTGAACGCTGCATGGCGTCAGATGATGGACAACGCAGGCGTGTCCAGCGGTCCACAGATCGTCATGAAGCCAAACGTTATTCAGCCTGCTGACAAGCAGTGGCAGCTATCCAGCCGCAAGATATGGTACGCAACCGACGACGTGGACGATGTGTCGAAAGCCTTTGCCACGTTTGAGTTCAACAGCCATCAGGCCGAACTGTCCGGCATCATCAAGATGGCGACCGAGCTGGTCGATCAGGAGACTGGCGTGCCGACCATCCTGCAAGGTGAGAAGGGCGCAGCGCCTGACACCGTTGGCGGCATGCAGATGCTGATGAACTCTGCCAACGTGGTACTTCGCAGACTGGTCAAGCAATTTGACGACATGGTCACACGCCCACACATCCGTCGCTACTACGACTACAACATGCTGTACAACGAGGACGAAGAGGTCAAGGGCGACTTCAGTATCAACGCACGCGGCTCTTCTGCTTTGCTAATACGTGACATCCAGAATCAAGCATTTTTGAACCTGCTTGCCGCTGGCGCGAATCCGATCTACGGCATGTACCTCGACACAGAGAAGCTGTTCCGCAAAGCACTGCAAGCGCAGCACATCGATCCGACGGATGTATTCAAATCCGAGGAAGAGATCGAGCAGATCAAGGAGCAGCAGAAGGCTATGGCCAACCAGCCACCGCCGCCTGACCCACGCATTGAAGCTGCGAACCTGCGTGCGCAGACTGACCTCCAGCGTGCGCAGATGCAGAACCAAGGCGACATGGCTGAGATAGAAGCACGCATGCAGAAGATGCAGCAGGAGGCTCAACTCAAGATGGCCGAGTTGGAGATTCAGCGCGAGGTTGAGATGCTGAAAATGTCGAACGCACAGAACCTGTCGCTTGAGAAGATCAAAGCGCAACTGGCTGACACGGCGATCAAAGAGCGTGGCCGCAAAGAACTGTTCGCAGCCGAACAGGATTTGAAGATACGTATGGGATCGGGGATTTAATTATGGCCGCCGTAGCTCTTCAACGTGAACTTGATGCGTACAGTGACGCAATTAACACCTACAATCGGCAAGCACGCAACTATAAAGCCGCTGCTACAAAACACAACGAGAGCGTTGATGCTTATAACGCTTCTTTTGTTGGCGGTGTGGATAAACAAGCAATTTATAAAACAAGCCCAACCAGCGGGTATTTCACCCTTGTTCAAGGCGAAGGGCCTGAAAAAATCAGTCGTTCAAAAGCCGCCGGTCCCGGAGGTTCTGCACCTGCGAACGCAACTCCAGAATACCTAGTAGTACCGAACGGTAACTATTACAGCATGCGCACAGGCGCAAATATAAATACGCCAACGCCCGGCAATTTCACCATGGCGCAACCGACACAACCGGGGGCAGCGCCTTCAGCAACAGCAGCACAAATGAGAAGACTTGACGCACCTTCGCTAATAGACATAGAACGAACCGGAAGTTCAGGTTTAATCAGTAGCGCATTCAACTATTAAAGGAAAAAGACATGGCAATCATCGCAGCTACAACCGATCGCGACACCGCAGCAGGCGCTACCCTTGTTACTTGGAACGCCATGGCGACCGGCGATTCTGGGGCACCGTTTGGTTTGAACGCAGCAGCCGACATCACCATCCAAGTCACAGGCACGTTCGGTGGATCGACAGTTACGTTCCAAGGATCGAACGATGGCACGAACTGGCATCCGCTGACCCAGCGTGCTGGCACAGGCAACATGGCCTATACCGCTGCGGCGAATCACACCTGCAACGAAATGCCTGCGTTTATTCGCCCAAACATCACCGGGGGTACAGGTTCAGCTTTTAAAGTTACCGCAGCTATTTTCTACAGATACGGAAAATCGCCGCTTTGATACGGCAAACCGCTGCAAAGCAATGCAGGGCTATGCAAATAAAAATGTTGCACAAATCCTATGATAAAAGGTAGAATTTTTGCAGGGACCCTGTGCCCAAAATTTTCATAAAGCCAGCCTTGAGCTGGCTTTTTTACTATGATCAATTTTAGTTCGCCAGAGTGGCATGTGATGCGTAAGTGGGCTGAAGAGCAGCTTCGCAAATGCCGCGACAAAAACGACGCCGTCAATCTCTCCGACACCGAGACGGCGTTGCTGCGAGGTGAGATTCGATTCATAAAAAGATTTCTCGACTTACCGAATGAGGTAACTCGGGGTGTGGTGGTTGAGCCGGACGAATAATCCCGCTTAACCGTTGTTCAAAGTCATCGAGAGATGGCTTTTTTATTGGAGAGCAAAGTGGAAGAAAACCAACTATCACCGGAGGAAGCACAACAGCTTTGGGATGAAGAGGCCGCAAAACTGGATGCTGACGATCAGTCCGCAAACCAGCAAATGGCCACAGCACCGGAAGAGCCGCTGCTGGAAGATGAACCCGTAGCTGAAGAAGCCGCACCGAGTGAAGAGCCGGAAGACCCACTGGCCAGCCTACCAGAAGCCGTAAGAGCGAAGCTTGCTCAGATCGACGAACTGGCAACGGCCAATGCTCAACTGCTGCACCATGTA